TAGGCTACAAAGTGCGGGTGCTTCATTAACTCAATGTGGCATCTTTCAATGCGTTGTTCTGCGGTTAGTGCCATGTTTAAACCTTTTCTATATCATATACTTCAATTTCAGATTCGCTATTGTTTTCCAATACATCGAATTCCGACATTATCATTCGTTCAATATCTTCCATATCATAATTTTCTGAATCATCTACTTCAATCATAATGGTTTGATATGTTCTTTGAACCACAATACCCTTATATGTTGTCATGTTCACACCTCCACAACTCTAATTCTATCGCCCTCAATCACTACTTTGGCTTTACCCTCGCCAATTAGTGTTAAGCCCATTTGTTGCATGAATACCGCCATTTTTAACTTCGTGGCGATGTGTTTAAACACAATGGCTAGGACTGTGGCAAGCATAGCCCATGCCAATAAAAACATTTCACTCAATTCCATAATATTCCTCATAAGTTTTGTATGGTTTACGCACCTCGCCAAAAATATAAAACAAGGGATTTGCTTCGGCTACCACTTCTCTCTTTTCAGAGAGTGTGGTCGCTTGTGTAATCCGATGTTGCATGGATTTTTGGTATGCTTCCTCAATCTGCTTCGCTCTGCGTGTGCGATTGTGGTGCATGGATAATGGGTTGCGGTTCATAGCGTTTAAACACTCTGTGCGAATAGGTAGTTGTTTGCGGTAGCCCATTTGATAAACCCTTGTGATGTGCCAACTGTTGTCTTTTTACTTGTTCGCATTACCGATGTAGCAAAAAGTCCCTGTGCTTCTTTGGACAATCGTTCCATGTATTGAACCCACTTGTTGATATTGTCCTTTTCTACTTGTTGAATAGCTGAATATACAAGCATACAAACCGCACTAGCCGAATCAGGCACTTTGGTTTTGGTTGGCTCTTTAATGATTTGTTCCCATGTTGGCAACTCATCTGTAAGTTGAATAATAGAGAGCATATCGTAGGTGGCTCGGTTGCCAATCGTGCCTTTAAGTGCGTGTGCCATAACTTCTATTCCTAATGGCTTAGACTTTTTAATAATATCACTCGCTCTGTTTAAACTGCGTGGTGTGCAAAATGCGGGTCTTGGTGTGCGTGGGTCATAGATGTATTCATTGTCCGATGCGTTGGAATAGTCCTCGAATGAAGCAAGCATCTGTGGAAATTGTTTTACAGTCATTAAAACTTCGGGGCTAATCTCATTGTCCAATGCCCATTCAATCCACTCATCGCTTGATGGTTTACGCACCTTGACTACGCTAATGCGGTTTCTAGCGTGTGGGGGTAAGTTGTCCCCGATTGCTTCATTGGCTAGATTGGTTGTAGCGAACACAATAGAACCCTGTGGTAGGCTATATGTGCCTAGTTTGCGTTCTAGCATCAATCGCAAGCAAGCGTTCATAACTGCTTTTGATGCCTTGCCAATCTCATCAAGCATTAAAACAATGGGCTTATCGTGGTGAAAGCCAAATTCCTCATTAGGAATAAAACTGCAAACTTCGGTGTCGTTTAAACTGCGTATCTTAGGGACTAGGAAATCGCCTACATCTTTGGTAGTCATATCGCCATAGCAATAGTGGTAGGAATCGCCTAGTCGTTGCTTAATGATGGAAAGAATTGAAGATTTGCCTATCCCCATCTCACCTTGTGCTAATACTGTTGTGGTATCCCCAACTGCGAGAATTAGGTTTGCGGTATCTGCAAGGGATAGCGATTTGTATAAGTCAGTCATTTTTGTTGCCTTTCGTTGGTTAATAATTGTAAATACTCTCTAAAATACTACTTACTGCGGGGTCTATTTTGGTAAGACTTTCAGGTTTGACCCATTCCCTAAAAACTTCGTTTTCGTATATTTTGGATTGCCCCTCTATTAGCAATCTTCCCGCCTTGACTGCCCCATGTATGCGGACATACTGACCCCGCAACATAGCCCAATCTGTGTCTAATGCTTCGCTAATTAACATAACTAGGAATATATAGGTCAGGTGCAAAACAATATATCAGGAATAACCCTATAAGTAATAAAGTGCATAAAAAGTCGTCTTTGGTCATGGTGTTTAAACACTCCTTAAATGTTTGATATTAACTATTGTGGTGGTGTGGGTGTCATCAAAGCGAATCGTTGCCCATTCGCCATTGATTTGTTCGATTGTGGCGGGGTCAAAACCGCACCATAAAACCTTATCGCCTACGCTCATAGTGTTGTCCCCCATAAAATAATGGCGATTAAAACAAGGGCTAGAATAAGGGCTTTTAAGTGTGTCATGTTTAAACGCTCCCCTGTGGATTTGTTTCGGTTGAATAATGCCCTTTGATGTAATCGCCTAGAATATTGGTCAATCTATCCGAATCTAAATATGACCACCCATCTTGGTCTATATACCCTAATAAATCCTCAAGGGCTTTAAATTCTTCGTATGTCATCATGTTTAAACGCTCCCTATTCAAAGTGCAAACCATAATTGGCTAATTCTTTAATCGCCAACTTATCCCCCATAAGTGCGGACTGTATGATTTTCCGCACCCTGTGGACTTGGTTGTCCCCTATCCAGTTTGCTAGGTGATTGACTGCCACCCCCTGTGGTATTGGTCTATTGTTCAGATAAAATTGGGTCATGTTAAAAACCTCCATCATTGGTGTCGATAATGTCTTGCTTCATTTGTTCTACTTCATACTCACCATTTGCCAATTCGTAAAGTATCTCAATAATCCCACTTCTAAGAGTATCGCTACCCACCCAATAATCTACCATTGCCATTGTAATTTTTGGTTTGTTGTCGCTCATGGTGTTTAAACCTCCTCTATCTCTATTTCGGAACAATTCTCATTTATGAATTCGGGGCTTTCGTTGCGGAAAATCTCCCTAGCATCATATTTGTCAAACCCGCTATAAGTCATAAAGTATTCCTCCGCATCGTCAAAGGTGGCGGGGCTTCCCTCAATAAAATATGTTCTCATGTTTAAACACTCCCTAGTAGATTGTCAAAATAGTCTTGTGGTTGTTCGGTTGCCTTTACACCATCTAGCCATTTGTTTATATGGCGGGTTGTGGTCATAGACCACTTTTTAGCGGTGCGGTAATAAGTATGTGTTGCCTTATCGTAGCTTGCTACGGGTGTGGCATAGCTGAATAAAACCAAATAATCATTGGTGTCTATCAGGTTCATATTTGAAGCGATTGGTTTAAGTTTAAGTGTGTTTGTCATGGTGTTGTGTCCTTTTAAACTGATTCGATTAAAAATTGATTTATAGCATTGTCCCAAAATGCCTGTTCAATTCGTTCTAACATCTTGCTACCCATTGGCAAATCTGTCAAATATTCCACAAACAATAGCTTGTCCTGTGTTTGTGCGTATTCCCTCAAATTGTCGGGTGTCATATATTCGGCTAGGTATTGGCTTAATCTCATGGTGTTGTTTTCCTTTGTTGGTTGTGTGGCGGGGTTGCCCCCGCCTGTTGGTTTAATCGTATCGTGTCCCGCACAATTCGCACATCAGGGGGTTATAGGTGTGGTCGGCAACTGTGCACTCAGGCTCACAATCTAGCACAATCATAGCCCACCCCACAATGTCCCCCGCTTTGTTGCGGAGTCTTAATTCTGATACATCAACTGATTCAATAGCATCTTTAATCGCTTTGTAGCTAGTTGCCCGCTTTACTTGCCATTCTTCGCTATCCCAAACTGATATTGTCAGGTCTTTGGCTAGTGCATTGTTGATTAGGTCTAAATATGCTTTTCTCATGGTGTTGGTTTCCTTTGTTGGTTGTGTTTAAACATGGCGGGGACTTGCCCCGCCTGTTGGTTATTCTTCGCTAGATTGGGCAAACATATCACCAAGATAGTCCGCACAATCGGGGTTAGGGCATCGTGGCAATGCCACTTCAATCCACTTGCGGGAGGTGTAAACCTGATAATCGCAACTAGAACATACGCACTTAATTTGTCGTGTTGTTTGCTTTTTAATGCCCGATTGGGTCAAAGGTGCATGGGGATATTGACCCGCTTCGGCTACCCATTCGCCAATCATGGCTTTTAATTCAGCATTGGCACTAGCTGACCGCATCTGTCCCTCAAGCCCTACGGCTAAGGCACATTGTTTAAACACCTTGCCATGCCCCGCTTGGTTGCCAACTGTCGCATGGACTAACTCATGGATTAAAATGTCAATAACTTCTACGCTATCAGCTACCTTTGGCGAAATGAAGATTTCAAAATGGTTATCTTCACTTGCTACGCTTGACCAACATTCGCCAATATGTTTCCTTGTGCTAGTTAGTGAGCATGACATACGCACATTTTGGGGGATTGTATAACCCGCTTTGGCGAAATGGTTGCGGATATATGTATCTGTAATGTAGTTTAAATATGCTTCTCTGTTTAATGTTTGCATTGTTCTATTCCTTTTCGGCTAGTTATCATGGCTTGATTGCCATAACTAAAACTATACGCTCATTTTGGGCTTGTGCTTACCTTGCCACCTATCGCTTTCCCTAATAGGGTAAACCCTAATATCCGCAAACCCGTATATCTATTGGGTTTGCATGGTGTTGCCCCTTGTATCTATTGGGTTTGCTGTCGGTTTCTGCCCGCTAACCCGCATGGTTGATGGATTCCTAGCGATTGCATGGTGTCCCTTGTGCTAGTATCAACTCACCCCAAAATGGCTAAAAAGCCCCTTAAAACCCCTGTAAATCGATTGTCATTTTAGCGGGTAGTTTCTTTGGATTTATTCGGGGTGCGTATTTGATGCGGTGCAATATCTCGCCCTCCAACCCGCTACGCTCTCGCACCCGCATAGCCACATTGCGTTTAAACGCTTCAATCCCTTTCAGCCATATTGCGGTGCAACATATTGCCTAGCCCCAATGTTGCGGTGCACCATATTGCCGAGTTGCCATGTTGCGGTGCAACAATGTTGCAATGCACCATATTGCCGAGTTGCCATGTTGCGGTGCAGCATTTCACATTGTGAGATTCAATTTCATAATGCGGAATAGGGGGTAAAAAGCATATTGCGATGCACCATTTTGCAGACCCCCGTGGCCGCGGTCCGAGGCTCAGCCCATAAGCAAGCTCGTTAAATCCCGCTCACCTAAAATTTTTTTATTTTTTTGTAAAATTTTATGCACCGTTTTAGTGCATCCTGACTACTGTTGCTTTAACTATCGTTCGTAAGTCATTGATAGTTCGTAAAATTTGTGTAACGAATCGCTTGTAAGTCCTTGATTGTCACAGTAGTCATAGTAGTCACCCTTATTTTTTATTATTTTATTATTTTAAAAAAATAAAAAACGTAGTGGCGGGTAAAACTGGAATAGACCCTGACTACTGTGACTACTGTGACAAAAAGGGACAGAGTCGAACTATATTCACTGGAACCAGGGCGCTAGCAACACCATTTTTGCATTAGTAGGATTATGAGCGAATACGTGTACCAAATCCAAGGTGCGTTAGAAAATGCGCAGGGCCAGTTAAAAGGTCTGCGAGTTTTGGTATGTGACGCTTATAACATGGACATTGTGGATGCGCCGATAGAAATACTGGATAACGAAACAGCTAGGTTCTTGCAATTTAGGCTCAAAGTATCCAAACAAGCGGTCAACATCCAAAACTTGCCATTCTCTGTCCAAAATAAAATACGCATGCCGTTAGGGCGATGGCTGGACCAATGGGTCCGAGAAAATTTTCATGGCGATACTAGCAAACGAAAAAGTATTAACACTTGACTACTGGAAACCAGCCCGGCTGTTAAAGGTGGGCGACTACGTATTTGACCGAACTGGCAATCTGGTTAGGGTTAAACTGGTACAAGAATACCGAGCGCAGCGTTGCTACCAGGTGCGGTTCTCTGACAACCTGACTATGTCTGGTGATGAGAACCTTGGATTCCCCTCCGAGAACCAAGTGCACCGCTCAAGGATCCGCGAATACAAGCAAGTTAGGCAATTTAAGCGCAAACTTAGGCCCATCAAGGTAAAACAACTGCTTGAGTTACCGTTAAAGTTTCGGCCAGACGAGTACACCTACTCAGTTCAGACAACTCCCCCACTGGAATTACCCCACCAAACCCTACCGGTCCCGCCGTTTGTGTTTGGCTTTTGGTTTTTTAACCGCAAAACCAACAAAAGAATGACGCCACCCAAGGGATTTTCCCAGGATGTGCACGAAGAATTTAAAAACGCTGGTTACAAACTGACAGAGCATTGGTTATCCGAATCAGGTGAGCGAGAATTTTCCACCGCCCCCACCATTGAGTCGCATCTGTTACCAAACATTCCGCATAAAATCCCAAACAACTACTTGTTGGCGGACAAAGACCAGCGTATTGACCTGCTGCGTGGTATAATTTATTCAAAACCGCAGCAATACAACGTTAAAACAGATAAATTTAGATTTTCTAGCAAGAATTTGTCAGTAATCCAGCAGGTTCAGTTCTTGGCTGAGTCACTGGGTCACAAAACAAACATCTTGCACAACGAGCCCAACCAGACTTACACGCTTTTCTTTAAAAGCCGGCTAAAACTTATATCAAACCAGGTATCTCCTCCGTTAAAAATTGTATACGGTAGGAGACATATACACGAAATTGAGGAAATACCACCGCAATTGTGCGTCCACGTTGAGACCACAGCGCCAGACAATACCCTGTTAGTAGGGGAAGGATTCATTTCTACATGTTAACACCAAAACAAGAGCTTATTCTTAAGAAGTTCGCTGAAAACAACAAGCATTGGCCTAAACAGCAGCTTGATGCCGCCATTTGGCAGGTCAAATGGTCACTGCAGGCCCTACCGCATCAAAGAGAACCAGAAGATGGAGAATACGACACGTTCCTCATGCTTGCCGGTCGTGGATCGGGCAAGACTCATACCGCGTCTCATTGGATTGGCATTCGTGCTTGGAAGTATGACAACACACGCTGGCTTGTTACCGCCCCAACCTCCAATGATATACGCGCAACTTGTTTTGAAGGAGACTCCGGACTTCTTAATATCATCCCCAAGTCACTTATACGCGATTACAACAAGTCCCTCTTTGAGATTACCCTCACCAACGGATCAATTATCCAAGGAATCCCAGCCTCCGAGCCAGAACGTTATCGTGGTAAACAGTATCATGGAGCTTGGTTCGACGAGTTGTGTGCGTTTGATTACATCGACGATGCCTACGACGGCGTACAGTTTACCCTCCGTCTTAAAGACCCACGCATCCCCCGGGTGCAGCAGATTATTACCACCACTCCAAAGCCAAAAGAGCTTATCGTTGACCTTAACGAAGGAAAAATTGGTGGCGACGTCTATGTAGCCAACGCATCCTCATACGACAACCGAGCCAATCTATCAGAAACCTTCTTCAAACAGCTCGAGACGTACGATGGCACCGACTTAGGTCGTCAGGAGATTTACGGTGAGATCCTGGATCCGGAAGCAGCCGGTATCATCAAACGTAAACATTTCAGACTGTGGCCAGCTCACAAACCAACACCTGAACTGGAATACGTTATTGCCTCATACGACCCAGCTACCAGCGAAAAAACAACCAACGACCCAACGGCTTGCACTGTTTGGGGTGTGTTTGAGCAGCTTGATGCGGGTACATCCATCATTTTGTTAGATGCTTGGGATGCACACATGTCGTATCCGGAGCTGCGCCGTAAAGTCATCGAGGACTTCAAGGAAGTCGTGTACGGTGCGGATAATGACTTCGGTAAGGGGCGTAAAGCAGACCTGATACTGATGGAAGACAAATCCGCTGGTATCTCCCTGATCCAAGAACTACAGGGCGCTGGTGTGCCAGTGCGCGGATACAACCCAGGTCGCGCCGATAAGGTGCAGCGTGTTAACATTGTGGCACCCCTGGTAGCTAAGGGTAAAGTTTACATACCGGAGGACACCAAGCTCAAAGGCGACTTTGCAGACTGGGCCAAACGGTTCATCCGGCAGGTATGTTCGTTTCCTGAAGCCGGCGGTCATGATGACTATGTAGACTCCCTGTCCCAGGCACTTCGCGTCCTGCGCGATTCTGGATGGGTTCGTTTGGACCCCCTGCCAGCTAGGGACTATGATTACGCTGACGACGAGTACAAAAAGAAATTCTTTAATCCGTATGCCCAGTAGGGCGGAAAGCCTATTCTTTTTGCATTAGTAGTTATAGGACAAAGACATCCACCGAATTCACATAATCTATGGCAAATCCACAAATACCGATCCAAATGGGCGCTAATCTGCCTGGTCTCGAAAGAGAAGAAGACGTAAAGCTAGCGGCGCAGCAAGATGCCGAGATGGATCATTACGAAGAAGTTTTGGGTTTAGAGCCCGGTGAAGTCGAGCAGGAAGTCATTGAATTAGACGATGGTTCCGTTATTGTTAACTTCCAAGAAAAAAGCGGCCCACGTAAAGATCCTGAGTTTTATGAAAATTTAGCAGAAACGCTAGATGAGAGTTTCTTAGATCAATTAGCAAGCGATTACCTTGACTTAATTGACGAAGATAAAGAAGCACGTAAAGAACGAGATAAACAGTACGAAGATGGTCTTCGTAGAACTGGCTTAGGTAAGGACGCACCCGGCGGCGCGACATTTGATGGGGCTTCCAAAGTCGTCCACCCTGTTATGGCTGAGGCATGCGTTGATTTCGCTGCGTCATCCTCCAAAGAACTGTTGCCACCAGATGGTATTGTTAAGTCAAACATCAAAGGCGCAGCAGATCGCATCAAACAAGAAACTGCAGATCGTAAGGTATCATTCCTTAACTGGCAGCTTACTGAACAAGTACAAGAGTACCGTGATGAGATGGAGCAGTTGCTCACTCAGTTACCACTTGGTGGTTCACAGTACCTCAAATGGCGCTATGACTTAGAACAAAAGCGCCCAATGTGTGAATGGGTTCCCATTGACAATCTTTTACTCCCATACGCATCCACTAACTTCTATACTTCAGCACGTGTTACTGAAGTACAAGACATCACAGAAGACATTTTCCAACAACGTGTTGAACAAGGCATCTACCGCGACATAGACGATTCTTACACGTCTGATGCTCCGATCGATGACATGACTGGCTCACAAAAAGCCAACAACAAGATCGAAGGCAAAAACAGCTCAGGTAAAAACGTTGACGGTTTACGCCGTGTGTATGAAGTAACATGCTTCATGCGCATGGAAGAGGATGAGCTTACCGGTGGTCGTCGTGCTCCGTACATTTTGACTATTGATGAGTCATCTAGTAAAGTATTGTCTTTGTATCGTAACTGGGAAGCAAACGATGAGAAATTGGAGAAGCTCGACTGGTACGTTGAGTTTAAATTCATACCTTGGCGCGGCGCTTATGCTATTGGCCTACCTCATCTTATTGGCGGTTTGTCTGCCGCTCTTACTGGCGCTCTACGTGCTTTGTTGGACGCAGCTCATATTAACAACAGCCAAACACTCCTTAAGCTCAAAGGTGGACGCATTGGTGGACAAAGCGACAGAATTGAACCCACTCAAGTAATTGAGATTGAAGGTGCTCCAGGTGTTGACGATGTGCGTAAACTCGCCATGTCTATGCCATTTAACCCACCATCTTCAGTACTCATGGAGTTGCTCGGTTGGTTAACTAACGCCGCTAAAGGTGTAGTTACAACTGCTGAAGAGAAGATTGGTGATGTTAATGCGAACACACCAGTTGGTACAACACAAGCGCTCATCGAACAAGGCGCTAAAGTATTCTCATCCATTCACGCTCGTCTGCATCGCAGCCAAGCTAAGTCTTTAGCAATTGTCTCTCGTCTAAACCACTGGTACTTAGATGAGATGGACAATCAGTCCGGTCAAGAGATTGAAGTCCGTGACTTTGCGTACAACAACGACGTACGCCCAGTATCAGACCCTAACATTTTCTCTGAGACACAACGTGTTGCTCAGAACCAGGCTCTCTTACAGATGGCCACTTCTGCGCCTCCCGGAATGTTTGACATCCGTGGCGTGTACCGTAGAATTTTACAGCAACTTAAAGTTCCCGCCATTGAAGAAGTGTTGCCAAACCCACTGGGTGCTAAAGAGTCTAATCCTGCGTTAGAAAACGTAGCAATGACCATGGGTCGTCCAGCTGCAGCCTACCCAGACCAAGATCATATTGCTCACTTGAAGATTCACTTAGAGTATGCTAACAACCCAGCTTACGGCGGCAACCCAGTAATTGGTCCGGTGTTTGCGCCGCATGCTTTAGAGCATATCAAGCAGCATTTAACATTGCACTATCTGCAATCCATGCGTGGTTATGTTGCGCATGCAGCCGGCGGTCATGATTCACTTGAGCTGCACCAAGAAAAACCAATGGACCAAGAAGCACAACAAGCGTTGGCAATTGCGTCTCAGATGGTTAACGAAGATTCTCAGCAACAAATGATGCCGTTTGTACAGCAGATCCAAGCATTGGCTCAGAAAGTACAGCAAGCTGCACAACAGAAACAAGAAGCTGCGGCAATGGCAGATCCACAAGCTGCTGCGTTCCTTAAAACTCAGATGGCTGAGACCGAGCGTAAAGCTAAGGAAGCACAAGCCAAGATGCAAGCTGATTTGCAAAAATCACAGCAAGACTACGAGCTTAAGATCAAAGAAATGGAACAACAGGTTCAAGAGCTTGTTGCTAAATACCAGACACAATCTGACATTGATAGCCAGCGTAATGCTAAAGACATTGCTATGGCAAACATCAACAATGCAGCAAAAGAGCGTGTTGCTATGATCCAGGCTAATGCTCAGTTAAATCAACAGCAAGCTCAGTTAATGCACGAACAAAATAAATCTGCTTTTGAAGCCACTCGTGCGTCTGAGCAGGACATCCGTCAACACGGTATTGCGGTGCAACAACAATTTTTCCAAGCACAAGCCGATCAGCAAAAACAACAGCTTGAGTTAGAAAAGCAAGCGTTACTGGCAGATCAACAGCATAGACAAGCATTAGAACAACAAGCACTAGCACCACAACCAACGATACCCCCAACAGGAGCACAATAATGGCAAATGACAACAACTTAAAAGGCTTTCGCCAAGTGTACCAAGAGACTGGTCACTTATCAAGCGGCGGCGGTCCTGGCGAAAAAAACCTTGATGCAGGTCCATCTGGATCCAAGCGTCCTAACAATGCAGTGAAGGGCAAACCTGCTCGTTCAAGCAAAGTTGGCCCAGGTAAGAACTTAAAAGATATTGGCGGCGGTAATTTTTATTAATGTTTAGGGCGGAAATCTCTGCCCTTTTGCATTAGTAAAATTATGAAGGACTTTATCAGTGAAATTATCGGTCGTGTAAAGACTGAGCGTAGTAACCTAGCGGACAACGTTACCGCAGGGATGAATGTAAATACATTTGAAGACTATCAGCGCCTAGTTGGGCGTTACGAAGGTTTCACAATTGTTTTGGACATCATCGAATCAATTTTAACGGAAGACGACGAAGAAGTATAGAAAGGATTGCCGGATGGCGATTGATTTTAAGCAGCAGGACGAACCTGATCTACGTAGCGAGCAGGAATGCTTTCCAGAAATAGATCCGGGGGTAGAAATCCTAGGCGACAGAGTACTGGTGCAATTGCGCCGGGAAAAAGTGACTAGTAAAGGTGGAATCATCTTAGTTGATGAAACCAGACAAACTTTACGCTTTAATGAAACGGTAGCTAAAGTACGTGGCATTGGTCCACTGGCATATAAAAACCCAGATGACCTCTCTCCATGGCCAGAAGGTCCATGGTGCCAAGTTGGCGATTTAGTTCGCACAATCAAGTACGGCGGTGATCGTTATGTTGTGCAGCCTGACGATGACGGCGCTCCTGTGGTGTTTATTACACTACAAGCCCGTGAAGTAATCTCCAAGATTAAATCGTTTGAAGCAGCGCAGAAAATGAAAGCGTTTGTAGATTAACTTTGTAGAAAGTAGAGCATGGCAGAAAATGAAAAAGACGTTCCCATAAAGGAACAAGAAGACGGTTCGGTATTGGCCAGGGTAGAATTACCTGAAACAATTGAAGACGAAGTAGAAGTCAAAGTAGAAGCATCAGACAATCAGAACGAAGAAAACCATGATCAAGAGGAAGAACAAGATCAAGGTTCCGACGAACAAGAAGCTGATGAAGAAACTGATGAGGACCGCGAAAGAATTCGTGAAGCCCGCAGAGAAGAACGCAAGCTAAAGAAAGAACTAGCTAAGCAACGCGAGGCATCAGCAAAACATAAAATCAGTGCGCTTGAAAAGCGTAATGAAGAACTTGCAAGGCGATTAGCCGCTGTAGAAGACGCAGCAGCATCATACCAATTTGCGCAGATCGATAAGGCCCTCGAAGATGAGGCAACCCGTGTTGAGTATGCCAAGATGAAAATGGTGCAGGCAGCTCAAGAAGGTGACATTAACGCCCAAATGGAATATTTGGAGCAGTTAACAGAAGCCAAACAGCGCTTAAATCAGGCCCAGCATTACAAAAAAGAACAGCTCGAAAAAGCTAAGGCACCAAAACAAAACGTTCCTAACCCAATCACTACTGAAGTTCAGCAAAATGCTACTCAGTGGTTGAAAAAGAACGCTTGGTTTGATCCTCAAGCTCGAGACACAGATAGTAGAATTGCAAAAGTAATTGACCAAGAGCTCGTCGCCGATGGTTGGGATCCAGCTGATCCTGAGTATTGGGACGAATTAGATAATCGTTTATCTGCTCGTTTACCACACCGCTACACAGCAAAAGGTGGTATTAACCAACGACGCTCAGCAGGCCCAACACCTTCTAGCCGAGTTGCAAATACAGCATCGACAAAACCTGGAACAATCACACTAAGCCGTGAGCGTGTACAGGCAATTAAAGACGCCGGTGCTTGGGACGATGTACAGAAACGAAACAAAATGATCCGTGCATACGCACAATATGATCGCGAAAATAAAGGTTAATGAAAATGGCAAATCCAAGAATTAAACGTGACTTAGATGACCGCTTAGCGGATCGAGTACAAGAGACAAAAGAGCGGATCGCAGCAGAAGATCCTACAAACAAAAGTAAGCGCGAACGTGCAGAGGCGTTCAGGGATAGATGGCAAAATAGCGCATTGCCTGACCTACCGGAGGGAATTATTCCGGGTATGCACTTGTGCTGGTTATCCACCACAAATAATTATGACAGTATCGACAAACGTATGGCATTGGGATATGAGCCAGTGAAAGCCAGTGAATTAGGTAAAGGCTTTGAAAATCTAGGCAAAATGAGCTCGGGCAAGTTTGAAGGCTGTATTAGCTGTAATGAAATGGTTCTTTTCAAGTTACCAGAAGAAATCTATCAAGAAGTGATGCGCATGATGCACCTAGAGGATCCACTAGCCCATCAGCAAAATATCACCGCGCAGGTTCGGAGCACGGCTCAAGAAGGCAAAGGTGGCAGATCAATCTTGGAAGGTGGCATTTTGGAAATGGAAAAAGAACAAGCCAAGGCGAATGCTAACATTCGTTTTGATTAATATACTTCAATAAAAACAAAGGAAAGTAACTAATGTCTACAACATTAAAACCCTTTGGTCTGAAGCCTGCATTCCATCCAAGTGGTTTGGACCGTTCGACTCCGTTCGCCGGCACAAACAGCTACGTAACCGGAACTTCTGGTTATTCTGCTGGTTATACACTTGCTTCTGGCGCAGCTTTCTACCAATACCAGCCTGTGGCGATTGAAGCCGCAACTGGTAATCTTCAGATTGCTACTACAACAGCTGGATCACGTATGTTCGGTTCTTTCGACGGTGTCGAATTTACTGACTCACAAGGTCGTCGCTCTGTAGCAAAATGGATTTCTAAAGCAGCTTTGGATGCTTCTACCGACGTAGTATTCTGGATCTTCTCTGATCCTCAGTTGGTTTATGAAATCCAAGCAACTGGCCCAATGGCTGCCAACACAATTGGTGGCGAGTACAACTTCTCCGCAACTGCAGGTTACACACCTTCTAGCGGTCAAACTATCGGCACTTCTGGTGGCGCTGGTTTCTCTACAACTGCTTTGAACCCATCTGGCGTTGCCGCTGGTACTCAAGGTCAAGTTAAAGTAGTTGGTCTCGGCCGTGAAGTTGCATACCCAACTGGCGAATTGAACGCTTGGGGCGATGCTTATACCATCGTTCAAGTACAAATCGCTAATAGCCAACTCGTTGCTCCATCGGTAGCGATCTAATTAACGAAAGAAAGGAACTAACACATGGCAACCCCAATGCGTAGTACAGACTTTCGTGCGGTAGTCGAACCGATTATCAACGAAGTCTTTGATGGCGTTTATGAACAACGCGCTGACGAGTGGAAAGGTTTTGTAGAACAAATCCAAGGTATTCCACGTAATTATCATGAAGAAGTAATGCTTTATGGTATGAATGCAGCTCCTGCGATGCCTGACGGCACTCCAGTTAGCTATGATCAAGGTGGTACATTGTACATCACCCGTTTCATCTACCAAATCTATGGCTTAGCATACGCTTTGACCAAAGTTTTGATGGAAGACGGCGATCACATCCGTATCGGTAGCACTTTCGCTAAGCACTTAGCTCAGTCTATGATTGAAACTAAGGAAACACTTTGCGCTAACCTTTTGAACTTCGCGTTCACAACTGGTTACGTTGGTGGCGACGGCGTTACTTTGATCAATACAGCTCACCCTGTAGCTAACGGTTTGACATACAGCAACAAGCTCACAACAGCTGCTGCATTGTCACAAACTTCTGTTGAGCAAATGCTCATCCAGATCCGTTCTGCTATCGACAACAACGGTAAGCGTATCCGTTTGAAAGCTGAGCAGTTGGTTGTTCCTCCAGCACTCGAGTTCCAGGCAGAGGTTATCCTCAAGTCTGTTCTCCGTTCTGGTACAGCTGACAACGATTTGAACCCAATCAAGTCTACTGGCATGTTGCCAAAGGGCACACACGTTGTGACCCGTTTGAGCTCATCCAAAGCTTGGTGGATTCAGACCGATGCTGAAAACGGTTTGATGCTCGTAATGCGTCGTCCAATGGAAAAATCCATGGAAGGCGATTTCGAGACCGATTCTATGCGTTACAAGGCTACCGAGCGCTATGCGACCGGCTGGCACGATGCACGTAACGTCTACGGTACTCAAGGCGTTTAATCAAAGTTCCGCCAAAAGCGGTATTTGGAACCCCAGAGGTAAAATCTCTGGGGTTTTTTGCTTTTTAGGGCGGATTAATTCGCTTTTTTGCATTAGTAGGTATAGGAAGATTTATCCCATTCTGACCGCCGACACTTCCCGGATGGACGACTCAGAGACAGCTTGGGATACCCACTGAGAATTGGAAACAAAACATGTCTAGTACATTTACCGTACCCCTCCGTCTGAATACACGTCAGACAACCAGCAATGATGGCACAATTTCTGCCGATACAACTGGTGCTTCAATGATTTCTAAGCAGACTCCTATTGTTGCCGCTACTGCAGCTACAATCGTAATCCCAGCTGGCTCTATCATTCACTCTATCGATGGCTACTTGAACGTAGTTGGCGCAGCTTCACGTGCTGTTAGCCTAACCGTAAACGGTACAACTACTTCTGTTGGTACATTGACAACTACCGCTCTTGGTAAAGTTGCTGTATCTTTCACAGCTTCTGCTGCTGTAGCTAACTTGTTGGCTAACGTAGGTGCTTATGACTGCACAATCACTTTAGCTTCCGAAGCTGCTTCCGCTGGCACATTGTCAGTGCAGTACACAGGTCGCAATTCTGATGGCACAATCACTCCTTACGGTTCTGGCTACACAAATAACTAATTAGGAGCCGACCATGCGTCAAGTAACAGTGACGGCCGATATTGATGATGGATCCGGTGGTTTTAACACCGTTCCAGTCATTCTCGACCAATACCTAACACCATTCCAAGTTACATACACAACAAATTCCGGCGCTACCGGAACAGTTAAAGTAACCGCTACGGATCCGTATCCAGTGGTTAACCAAGACTTTGTTGAGGCAACTTTTGAATGGGTTGCAGCTCCTACAACTGGACCAAGCATAGCTGGTTTCCTCGGTCAGCCTTTCCGTGCAATTTATTTGGAAAGTGCTACTGAAGGTGATACACTAACAGTAATCCAGTCCGGAGATAAGTAATGCCGGTTTACCTCGATACTCGAGGTAATTCCGTACTTTCTGTTGCAGTGTGTGATCGCTGCAACAGAAAGTTCCCCTATGTCGACCTCATGCCAGACCCAAACTTCCCTGGCATGCGAGTCTGTAAAGATGATTTAGACAACTTTGATCCGTGGCGTTTACCTGCCCGTCAAACAGAAAACATTTCGTTGCGATTCCCAAGACCCGATGTTAATATCGCACTCGCTCCGAATTTAATTAATACTCAAGGTTCACCCAATACATTTATCCAGTACGATAACTTGTATATTGATGGTGCTCCTTATGGGCAAGCTGGTGCCCCAGGTGATTTGAATTTAAACAGTACATTCGTTGCTTCACCCCCACCACTTAGTCCATTTATATACAATACGGCTCCTGCAAGTGGGCCACACACTGGCGGTACGACCGTCACTATTAACGGTGCTAACTTAGGCAACGTGACAACTGTTCGGTTCGGCGGTACAGTCGCAGCATTTACTATTGTAGATGAATTGCAAATTATTGCGACATCCCCAGCGTATGCGATTACTGGTGTAGTAGATATTACTGCATCATCTACTTACGGAACTGCAACGGCGCACGGTGCCTTTACTTATACTTAAAATAAATGGCAAACTTATCGATAACCCAACTGCCCGTCGCGCTAGAACTTAGCGGCAATGAGCAGTTACCGTTAGTACAAAATGGTGTTACTAAGCAAGCAACTGTATCTCAGATTGCTAACGTAGTAATCCCCGGTAAGTTTATTACCAATGTAGCGTATGACAACGCTACATACATGATCATCATCTATTACAGTGATGGCTCATCACAAATGATCGGTCCGGTGCCCGGATACAAAAATGCTTATATTCAAAACGGCAATTTGTATTTGGTTAGTACTAGCAATGTTACTTACAATTTAGGTAACGTAATTGGACCATCGGGATATTCTGGTTACTCAGGATATTCTGGTTTGGGTTTATCTGGCTACAGCGGTGTCAGTGGTTATAGCGGTTACTCTGGCTACAGCGGTATCAGTGGCTACTCAGGCATCAGTGGCTACAGTGGCGAATCTGGCTACAGTGGCTTTTCTGGTATATCTGGTTACAGCGGTTCTGGTGTATCGGGTTACTCTGGCTATAGTGGCGAATCTGGCTACTCTGGTTACAGCGGCACATCGGGCTTTAGCGGCTACTCCGGTATCAGCGGTTACTCCGGTATCTCTGGATACAGCGGCGAATCTGGTTACAGTGGCTATAGTGGTTATAGCGGTTTTTCTGGTGCGAGCGGTATCTCTAGCACATTCTACCCATACACTACCAACACCACTATCCAAAGCGGTGATCCTACCAGCGGTAAGGTACTGTGGAATAATGTAACACAGATTAGTGCAACTGAAATTAATGTCAGCAAGCTGACATCCGATGGTGTTGACATTAGCGTATTTATTGCGTTGTTGGAAACGACTGAAGAATTTGCAATTCAAGATCAGTCTAACAGCGCAAACAATCAAACTTGGTTAGTCACAGGCACACCAGTAGAGTTTAGTACTTACTGGACAATTCCAGCGTCTTTGATTAGTTCTGGCGGCACTGGCACAACCAATTTTGCAAACAACTTACCAATTATTTTTGCTGTTGTTAACGGTATTTCTGGATTCTCAGGATTTAGTGGATACTCAGGTTACAGCGGCTTCTCCGGTATCTCTGGCTATAGCGGCACTTCAGGCTTTAGTGGCTACAGTGGAACCTCTGGTTTCTCTGGCTACAGCGGCGAGTCTGGCTATAGTGGTTATAGTGGTATCTCTGGCTACAGCGGTGACTCAGGTTATAGCGGTATCAGCGGTTACAGCGGCGACTCTGGTATCAGTGGCTATAGTGGCTTCTCTGGTATTTCTGGCTATAGTGGCTTCTCTGGTATCTCTGGTTACAGCGGCACTTCTGGTTTTAGTGGCTACAGTGGCGAGTCCGGATACAGTGGTTACTCTGGTATCAGCGGCTTTTCTGGCTACAGCGGTATCTCTGGCTATAGTGGCGATTCTGGTATCTCTGGCTACAGTGGCGATTCAGGTATTTCTGGTTACAGTGGTTTCTCTGGTATTTCTGGTTACAGCGGCACTTCAGGTTATAGCGGTACCAGTGGTTACAGCGGCTACAGTGGCACATCAGGTTACTCTGGTATCAGCGGTTACAGCGGTATTTCTGGCTACTCTGGTTTCTCTGGCCAACCGGGCGCGGGTGGTACAACAGCGCAATATGGTGTGTTCTATACCAGTTCTACACAAACAGCCGGTGCGCTAAACACCGGACAGCCAGTACAGTTATTAACCGCTGCAGAACAGTATAACGTTAGTATTGTAAGTAACAGCCAAATTACTGTAGTTTCTGGTGGTGTGTTTGATTTGCAATTCTCTGCCCAAATACAAGACACTGGTGGTGGTGGTTCTGGAACCGACGTTAATATTTGGTTGCGTAAAAACGGCGTTAATGTAACCGAATCAGACACTAAAGTTAGTTTAACTAACTCTTCTAAATACTATGTTGCTGCGTGGAACTGGGTAATTACATTAGCAGCTGGCGACTACTTAGAAATTATTTGGTCAACTAACAACACTGCTATCCAGTTAGTTGCCGAACCAGCGTCCGCTTTTGCGCCAAGTATTCCATCTGTTATTGCGACATTAACGCAAGTAACTTACACCCAATCTGGCTATAGCGGTATTTCTGGATTTAGTGGTTACAGCGGTATCAGTGGTTACAGCGGTGATTCTGGTATTAGCGGCTATAGTGGCTCCGGTATTAGCGGTTACAGTGGTTTCTCCGGTATTTCTGGTTACAGCGGTGAGTCTGGCTATAGTGGCTACTCAGGTTACAGCGGTGAGTCTGGTTACAGTGGCTTCTCAGGCATTTCTGGTTACAGCGGTGATTCCGGTATAAGCGGCTACAGCGGTATCTCTGGCTACTCTGGTTACAGTGGTGTTGACGGTACAGTTGGCGTCAGTGGATACTCAGGTTATTCTGGTATCAGCGGCTACAGTGGCTTCTCTGGTATCAGCGGTTTCTCTGGTATCAGCGGTGAGTCTGGCTACTCAGGCATATCGGGTTATAGCGGTATCTCTGGCTATAGCGGTGCAAACGGCTCAGCTGGTGCATCAGGTATTAGCGGTTACAGTGGTTTCTCAGGCTACAGCGGATCTGGTATCAGCGGCTTCTCTGGCTACTCTGGCTCTGGTATCAGTGGTTACAGCGGTTTCTCAGGCTACTCTGGCAGCTCTGCGGCAAGTATCTCGATTACCAACGATACAACTACCAACTCTAGCCTGTATCCAGTGTATGTGACTGCCACAAGCGGTACAGCGAGCACCATTTACACCAGCAGTCCAAAGTACACTTACAATCCATCCGTAGGTACTTTGACAGCACCACAGATTTATGCAAGTAACGGTTTGTTGTTAAACGACCAAAATGTAAGCACTAGCTACTCTATACCATCTGCAGATAATGCCCTTTCAGTCGGCCCAATGACTGTCGCATCTGGCGTTACTGTAACAATTCCAAGTGGAAGCCGCTGGTTAGTATTGTAGTATAATTTGAGCTCGTACGAGCTTAGGAAAAACAAATGGAATATAGCATTGTTATACCAACGTATAACCATTGTGAAAAGTATTTAAAACCGTGCATTGAGTCCATTGCCAAATATACAGACATGGACAAGGTGGAGTTGATTATCTCTGCCAACGGGTGCACGGATAACACATGGGAATATTTGAACTATTTAGCCACTGTGCTCAAGTTTAAGTTGGTGTGGAATGACAAGCCATTAGGTTATCCTAAAGCAGTAAACGAAGGGCTCAAAGTAGCAACTTGCAACAAAATCGTGTTGTTAAATAACGATACGGTATTGTTGGACCAAGCAAAGAATACTTGGTTAGAGCGCCTAGATGGTCATGATATTTCTGGTGTGTTGGTAAATTACTCACCAGAAACCAAACAAAAGTTTGCAGTGTTCTTTTGTGTCATGATTAATCGAAGAGTACTCAGCCATGTTGGTTTACTCAATGAAGAGTACGGCGTAGGTGGTGGCGAGGATATTGAGTTTTGTGCTAAAGCCCAAGAAATGGGTTTTGAATTGCACGATGAAGGTTGGAGAAATGATTTCCCAATCTACCATGTTGGTGAAGGAACTGTACACGATACAGAACTGGTAGAAGATTACCTTACCAGCTTTAACAACAATATGCAGAAATTGGCGGCGAAGTATGAGTAAAGTACTGTGCTCCGTTGCTACAAGAGGTCGTTATTTTACGACTCTGCCGTTAGTGTTAATGGCCATTTTGAATCAAAGTAAACTACCAGATAAGCTGGTGATTTACGATGATAATGATGACCCACAGGACATGCGAAAAGAGTTTTTGTATCAGCACTTTTTTCACATGCTCTCCATTAAAGGTGTTGCTTGGGAGTGGTTGTATGCGACAAGAAAAGGTCAGCATCACATTCACCAGCGAGCAAACCAAAAAGCGGTTCGTGAAGGATTTGAATGGGTTTGGCGCGTTGATGACGACGCAGTACCAGAACCCAATGTATTAGAAGAGTTGTATCGCTGGACAACCCAGTGGCCACAGTTAGGTGCAGTAGGAAGTCATATTTGGACACCACCAAACATTCCTACTACAGCTGGTGTAACAGGACGAATTGGTAACATCGATTCAGAGCCTAACATCCAGTGGGGTAAGTTTAATGTAGCGCAAGAAGTTGATCATTTACATTGCTCCTTCTTGTATCGTGCAGGTGTTGCGGATTATAACACTGGGCTATCCAGAGTAGCGCACCGTGAAGAGACATTGTTTACGTACCAGCTAGTACAAAAAGGATATAGTGTTTTAGTAGTGCCAAAAGCAATCACATGGCACTTAAAAAATCCCCAAGGTGGGATTCGCAGTGAAAACAAGATTGAAATGTTTGCTCATGATGAGCGGATTTTTAGAAATATTTTAGATCACCGCGCCCAGACCATTGTGGTGCTAAATTGCGGATTAGGTGATCACTTGGTGTTTAGTAAAGTGTTGCCAGATGTGCGTAACCCAGTGGTGTTTACGTGCTATCCAGAAGTCGTACCGGGTCGCAGTATTGCAGAAGCCCAGCAGTTGTTTGGTAGTTTAGAGCCATACAACATCTACGGCAAAATGGATCTGTGGAAGTGGAAAGGCACACTAGAAGAAGCATTTAGGAAGTTGTACGTATGATTATCATTGCACCGTACGCACAAAAACTTCGCACAGGGGACAATAACCCCAAAAACTATCCGTATTGGAAAGAGTTGATCAGTATGATTGACGAGCCAATTGTCCAAATTGGGGTAGAAGGTGAGGAGCAGTTGGTGAAAGATTTTAGAAAGAATCTGCCACTACCAGCATTAAGAGAGTTATTGTGGCAGTGTCGCACATGGGTTGGAGTAGATAGTTTCTTCCAGCACTTTGCGTGGATTGAAGGTGTAAAGGGCATTGTCCTATGGGGGCCTTCCGATCCGTTAATCTTTGGACACCCCGAAAACACGAATTTATTAAAAGATCGAGCGCTACTAGCCCCTAATCAGTTTTTGTGGTGGGAGCAAACAGAATATAAGAGCGAGCGGTTTGTAGAACCAAATGAAGTCATAAAACATTTAAAGGCGTAAAATTATGGCACAACCCGGAGCGTATACTCCAGTCGTACTCTACCATAGCACCACACCCAGTGCTTTGCCCCTTGCTGCCAACTTACAGGCTGGCGAGCTGGCACTGAACATTGTTGATGGTAAGCTGTACTACAACGACGCAGGCACCATCAAGGTATTGGCAAACGCCAATGTGGATAACCACCTCACTTGGGATGCCACCAATAACACGCTGATTGTTGATGCAACGGGCGCGTTGCAAGTAGCCACTGGCACCACTGGTCAGCGTCCAGCAACACCGGCATTAGGCGATATTCGCTACAATACAACGACTAAAGGCTTTGAAGGCTACCAGACACTCGCTGGTGTGGCAATCGGTACACTGACCAACTCCACCACCACAGCCACCGCAGTAACCAACCAAGTGCATGGTTTGACAACAGGTCAAACCATTGTGATGACAGGTTGCACACCGTCAGACTATAATGGCACGTTCACTGTGACGGTTGTGGACACCACAACTTTCACGTATACTATGTTGGCTGATCCGGGTGGTTCTGCTTCTGTCATTGGTTCGTACACTTACAGCGGTTGGGGCTCAATTGGCAGTGGATCAACTAGCATCGTTGGTGGCCCAATTATTGAAAACAATCAGGTAGTTGCGGTAAACTACACCATGCAAGCTACTAATAACGGCGAGTCTGTCGGTCCTATTACCGTTGATTCTGGCGTAACAGTTACTATTCCAACGGGCTGCCGTTGGGTAATTTTATAAGGAAACATTATGGCATACGGCACAGTCAATGCTGACGTAATACAATCTAGCGTGTCAGGCGTCTCCCTTGGCGCCGGTAACGCAACCGTTTTTAAGAACCGCATTATCAACGGCGATATGCGCATTGACCAGCGTAATGCTGGTGCAAGTATTACAATTACAAGCACAGCAGACACCACCTACACATTAGACAGATGGTTTGGTTTTGGTTCTGCGGCGTCAAAATTCAGCGTTCAACAAAATGCTGGTTCAGTTACTCCCCCAAC